GACTGTGCAGGATTTGCAATGGTGCATCCATACTTATCAAATCCAATAGATGAAATGTCAGTAGTTGGAGTGTATGTAGATTTGGCAATACAATTACGAGTAAGAGGTGGAGAGTTAAATTTTGAAAATATAAGAAAATTTATTTATGAGTTATACGATAAGAAATTTATCATAGATTCAGTCACCCTAGATGGGTGGCAGAGTTTAGATTTTTGCCAATTACTAACAACCAAGGGAATAAAAACAGAGGTATTATCTGTAGATAGGTCATTTCAACCATATAATACTTTAAAAGAACAATTATATACTAGAAAATTAGACTACTATGAATATATAATATTAATGAGGGAGCTTGAAGAACTTATTCAAGAGAATGGCAAAATAGACCACCCTGATATAAGTAATAGAAGAGCTAATGAAGAAGGAACAGATAAGGGTAGTAAAGATGTCGCAGATGCAGTAGCAGGTGCTACATATATGGCTATAAAATCAACTACGATTGTTGGTGGTGGTTGGTATGATATGATGGAAGGAGTAGATGACTAGTGAGAACTTCTACTTATTGGAAAAAGAAAATGTTAGAAGAATTAGATAGTTGTTACATATATGGAACAGAAAAAGAAACTTTCAAAAGAATAGTATATTTTGTACTGTTATACAAGAAAGCAGTTTACAGAGAAAAGATGATAAGAAAATATGGAAGGAATTGGGTAGATTTTCTTTTAGGAGGGAAACGATGAATAATGCAGAGTATAAAAGATTAGAGAAGTTTGTTGCAACTTCAAATATCATAAAGTATAGTTTAGGGTTACCACTTCTAGTTTTTAATTCATTACGATTTTATAAAAGGTTACTAGGTACTTATGCAAGACTGTATGCAGCCATAGTAACAGAACCAGAAAAGATAAAAGATGAATTAGAATATGTAGGAAGGTTGAAGAAGGGTTTGAAGATATTGTGGGAACCAAATAAATTAAGGATAGATGATTAATGTGCAGAATAACTAGGGTACACAAAAAAATAGTTGACCGATTACCCAAAAGATATGACGTACCCATAAAGATGTATAAGACTGTAACAGGGATGATTTTAAGTGAAGCAAGAGACCAAGAGTGCACATATGAATCTCTATGTAAATATTATAATCGTTATTTGAATAAACATACATATATGAATACTAAATATTATAAGTCAGAGGTACCAAAAGGTGGAACTTATACAGACATAGTAGCATTTGCAGGTACACCCATAAAGATTGCGTCAGAAAATATTAAAAGAGGTGAAGACGAAGCAAGTATAGCTTTTTTAATATTACACGAATTAAATCACGTAGTTAATAAAGAACGTAGTGAAAAGAAATGTGATAAATTTGCTGCACGTTGGTGCAGAATACTTATAAAAGAAAAAATAATAGGAGGCATACGATGAGTTGGAAAGATTTTTTAAATAAAGGAGAACCGCAGGAACAAAAAGCTTATAATGTTAGGGATATTGACAAAAGTATTCCACCAATAGAGAGAATGCAAAAGGCTACTCAGGGTAGAGTTGAAGAAGGTTCTATTTGGGCAGTCACGTCTTCTGGTAAATATTTGGATAGACGTTTAAAAGTCAACGGAACTGACGAAGATGACCTCTGGGGTAAGTACTTAGGTAGTAGTTGGTTAAGAGCTTGTGTTGATAAAATAATTAAAGAGGTTGTAAAGTATCAAATAGTAATTAAACCAGTTAAGGAACAGGATGCTGAAACCAATCAAGTTAAACAACACATAGAAGAAATCACTACATTTCTAGATAATCCCAATGAAAAGATTGAGTCTTTTGATGATATTAGAAGAAAATATCTAAGAGATGTGCTTGTATACGATGCTGGAGCAGTTGAAATAGTATATAAAGGACAGAAACCAGTAGAAGTATATGATTTAAAAGGTGCTAACATAAGACTTAACTTAGATAAACACGGTAACTTCTTAGATAGAGATACAGGTGCTTATAGATTAATTGACCCATATGAACATAAACCAGTTGCTAATTTCGGAGTAAAAGAAGTTATTTATATGATAGCAAACCCAGTAGCAGGTAGTGCTTATGGTCTAAGTAATATAGAAACCCTGTGGAATGATATTAGTAATGAAATAGATGCGGGTCTTTTCAATCAAAAAATACTTAGAAACTCAGGTTTGATGAGTGGAGTACTTTCATTTGCAGGTATGCCAGAACATTTTTTAAAGAAACAGCAGAGATATTGGCAAGCAGAAATGGAAAAGAAGGGTTCAAAACTACTAGTTACTAGTAATCCAGATGTAAAGTTCATAAGAGTAAATGAAAATCAGAGAGATATGCAATTTTTAGAGTATCAGCAGTGGTTACTTAACAAGATAATGGCAGTATATGGAATGCAACCAATGGTATTAGGTGTTATAGATGGAACAACTGGTAAATTAAATTCTGATGAACAGAGAGAACAGTTTAAATCAGATGCTATACTACCACTCTTAAAATTAGAAGCACATAGATTTACTGACGTATTGATTAAGCAAGGATTTGGTTATGACGATGTAGAACTCACTCATATAGAACCAGAGAATATTGATGAGGAGTTTGAATTAGATAGAATGAAAGCGGCTTGTCAGTTTGGTATAGTTACGGTTAATGAAGCAAGAAGCTTTATAAACTTACCACCCCTTGAAGAAGGTGGAGAAGTTTTAGTGTCATCACAAACAGTAGATAAAATAAGAGACGTTGTTGAACGAGAAGAAAAGAAAAGTGAAATAGCAGACATTAGAAGAAGGGTTCAAGAACTTCTCACAGAAGAATAATTGGAGCATACTTATAGTAATATAGGTATGAAAGATTAAATGAGTAAACAAATTGTAATAGGATTTCCATATTTGGAAAAAGGTCATAGACGATGTCTAGTACCAGTAATGGAAGCACTTGTGAAAAAGGGTTATGTAGTAGATGAGTACTATGCTCACGATGTAAAGAACAAACCCAACACAACTTTACCTAGATTAAAAACTCACTCCTTAACGGTTCTTAATTATTTAGCAGTACCTAATCTTTATGGAAGACATATACCTAGACCAATCATATTTATGTCACACGGAATATCTGTTTGGAAGAGGGGTCATAATAGACATCTAGCAGATTTGCATTTAATACATCACGATTGGGAAAGCAGACAAATGACTACTATATTTCCATATCATTCTTTTAATTGTAGAACAGTAGGTTTTCCAAAGTTAGATAGTTTAGTAAAATTGTTACCACATAGGAGAGAGGTTAAAGCAAAATTTATTAAAGAAATGAAATTGGATGCTACTAAACCAATAGTAGCTTTTTTACCTACCTGGGGTGGAGATAAATTAAATATAGATGAACCTGAAGGAACTTTTTTTGAATTAGAAAAAATAGATGTAAAAAAAATTCCTAACTTTATACTGTCAGCTCACAATACTATAGGAAGTGGTTTGACTAGTGATAGCCACGATGGAGGAGTTAATGCTCGTAAAGCAGCCGTTTTTAAGAAAGCACCTTATGTATGGGTTGCACCTAATAAAGATAAACTATTATTATCAGCAGATGTTATAGTAGGAGATATAAGTTCTATTTTAATAGAAGGATTAGTAACAGACGTACCGATAATACATTTACATAGGGGTTCTTTTGCTCCATTTGAATTAAATGATGCAGAAGGGTACAATGGTATGATGTTTCTTGGAGCAGTATGTTCTATAGAAAGGTTACAACACACCATAAATGAAGTTTTAAAGAACGACGATTACAAGATGTTAAGAAAATATTGGAGAGACCGATTTCTTAAATATTCATTAGATGGAAAGGCAACTGAAAGGACAGTAAGAGAAATAGAGAAAGTTTTAAAAGAAGGGTTACTATAAATGAATTATAAAATTAAAGATAAAATAGTATATGACGAACTACAAGATTTTTTTAAAGAGATGGATACTGTAAAAGAAGATAGATTTTGGGTTAGGGATATTTTTCACTATAAACAAAGAACGAAGAAACAAGAATTACAGGCCATTAAACAGTCTCAGTATTTTACGGCTAGAGATGATAATGGCAAACTAGTGGGACTTGTAAGGTTGATAACAGATAATTATTTTTACTTTATAATTGAGGTGGCAGTGTTACCTAGTTACCAAGGTACAGGGATGGGTAAAAAATTAATGACCTTAACTTTGGATTATATAAAACAACAAGGGTTTATAAAAATATTTTTATTTGCGATACCTAATAAAGAAACATACTATGCAAAATTTGGATTTAAAAATACACGAAGCCAAACTATGGAGATAAGACCAGATGAAAAGAATAATTAATATAGTTCCAGCATTTACTAATTTTTCTAAAAAAACTCTGTCAATAGGTAAAAAGCAATTACCTTATTTTAGAACTAAAAATTTTGATAGAATGATTTTAGAAATAAAATATAAATTATGTAAACTTTTAAATGCTAAAGATTATAAAGTAGCACTTATAACTTGCTCTGGAACAGGAGTTATGGATTCTGTTTTTACTAATTTTATAGATAAAACAGATAAAATATTAATTATTAATGGTGGTAGATTTGGGCAAAGATTAATAGATATGGCTAATTTTTATAATTGTAATTATGTAGAATATAAAGAAAAAGAAGGTTCTAATATATCTTTATTATTTTTAGAAGAATTATTAAAGAAACATAAACCTAAACATTTATTAATTCAACATAATGAAACTTCAACTATGCAGTTATTTAATATTGAAGAAATTGGAGAATTATGTAGAAAATACAAAGTAAATTTTATAGTAGATGCCTGTAGTTCTTTTGGTATAAATCATATTGATATAGAGAAAATGAATATAGGTGTTATATTTTTTGGTTCTCAAAAAGGTTTAAACTTACCCTCTGGATTAGGAATATTAGTTTATAATAAAAATGTATATATAAATCCTAAAAATTATTATTTTAATTTAAATTTATATAGCCCAGAGAATAATAGATTTATAGAACCTTTTACTCCTAATGTATATGTTGTTTATCAACTTTATGAATTACTAAAAAATTTCAATGTTAATAAATTAAGAA